AAATAAAAATAGAAGATTTCTTTAGTGGACTTTTAAAAATGTTCAATTTAACTTGCTATTCAGAAGATGGAATAAATTATACAGTTGATACATTAGAAAATTATTATTTAGATGGTTCAGATATAGATATTACTAAATATGTTATTCAAGATAAAAAAAGTTTAAATAGAGTAAAGACACATAAGAAAATAAATTTTGATTACGAAAAAAGTGAGTCAATAATTAACGTTGGTTTTAATTCAAATGCTGGTATTGAATACGGTTCACTTCATTATGAAAATAATCCAAAGACAGAAGGAGATGAATACTCAATTAAATTACCATTTGAAGATTTAAACTTTTCTAATTTATCTGGATTATTACAAGTTGGTTATTCTTTAAAAACAGATTTACAAAAATATATTCCAAAGCCAGTTATTTTATATGATTATAATTCAACTGCATTGACAACTGTACCTGAATTTTATTTTAATACAAATATAAGTGGTGGAACATCAACACCACATACAGTTTATAAAGCATTTGGACAAGAAACTTTAATAAGTGGTGAAACATACGGATTAAATTTCAATGAACAACAAAGTACATTAACGAATGAAATAGTAAACAATAGTCTATATCAAATGTATTATTCAAATTACTTTGCTAATATATTTAATTTTAAGGCAAGATTAGTAAAAGTTAGTGCTATACTTCCAACTAGTATATTAACTACGCTTAAATTGAATGATAATGTTATTATAAGAGACACAAAGTATTTGATTAATACGTTTACAACAGATTTAACAACAGGAGAAGTTCAATTTGAATTATTAACAGACCAAAGATTATGATAAAGCACATTTTAGATTTATTAGCATTAGATGAATTTTATGGACAAAGTGAACTTATTGAAATAGCTAAAGGAAAGTACCAAAGACCCACAACTTTGAAACAAGGATTTAAACAATTAAAAAGACAATTAAAATGGCTGAAGTAAAAGTTATTGAAGTACAAATAAAATCAAATATTGATGGTGCTACTACAAGCGTTTCTAAATTTAAAGCAGGATTAAAAGACGCTACAACACAATCAAAAGAATTAGGGTCTACTTTACAAGGTTCTAAACAATCTGAATTTATAGATAAATTAGGAGATGGAGTTGGTAAATTAAATCCAGCTTTTGGTGCAGCAGTAAAAGGTGCTAATGGGTTAATTGTTAAGATGTGGGCAATGGCTGCTAATCCAGTTGGTGCGGTATTAGCGGCAATAGTTGTTACTGCCAAATTCTTATATGAAGCATTTCAAGATTCTATTGAAGGAGGTAAAGAGTTAAAGGCTGCTTTCGCTGCATTATCAGCAATTGGTGCAACTGTAAAATCAGCAATGTTTGAATTAGGAAGGTCTTTAATAAATGTAACTTCTGCTGCTTATAAATTTATTACATTAGATTTTAAAGGTGCTGCTGAAGATATGAAAAAAGCAGGGCAAGAAGCAACAAACGCACAAAAACATTTAGGAGATGCAGTTGATGGAACTACTGCAAAAGTAATACAATCACTTACTAAAAGACAACAGGCAAATGATAAGGCTGCTAAAATGCAAGCCGTAACACAAGCTAACACAGATAAATTACTTGTAAAATCCAGAGAAATATTAATGGATGAGGATGCGAGTATGGCTGCTAAAAAGAAAGCACTGGCTGAAGTTACTGCTGCTGAAAATGCAAGTGCAAAAGAAAAATTAAGAATTGCACAAGAAAATTTAAATATTAAAAAGTCTGAACAAAAATTATATGGCGAAACCTCGAATATGGGGAAAAAGATGAACCAAGAACTTCGTGATTTAACTATTGAAAGAGACCACGCAGAACAAGAAAATTATCAAACTGCTTTTAAATTAGGAAAGCAAAGAAGAACATTAGGAAAGCAAGAAGTAGCTGATAAAAAAGAAAATGCAGCAGAACAAAAGTCAATTACAGAAGCACAAACAGCAGCAGCAAAAGTAGCATACGATGCTGACAAAACTGCATTAGAAGAAAAATTAAGAGAAGAAGGATTGACATTTAGTCAAAGAAGGGAATTAATTAAATCGGATTTAATTTTAAAAGATGAAGATAGAAAAAAATTAAATGCTCAAATTGATAAAGAAGAAAAAAAATCAATTGAAGACCATAATAAAGCTATTGCAGATTTAAATAAAAAATATGATGATGAAAAACTAAATCGTCTTGCAGATACTGCTGTTAAAAAAGAGGAATTAGATTATAATAGACAAGTTGCAGAAATTGAGAAATTAGCACAAACTGAACTTGAAAAACAAACTTTGATTGAAAAGTTAGATGGTGAGCATAAAGTAAGAATGGGTATTGCTCAAAAAACAGATTCTGATAAAATAGCAGCTGATGCAAAAGCGAATTCCGATGCTAAAAAGAAAATTGCAGAATTAGAAAAGAAAGATAAATTAGATGCAGTTGACGCTACTGCTTCATCATTATCTGCAATATCTGAATTATTAGGGAAAGAGACTGCCGCTGGTAAAGCCGCTGCTGTTGCAAGTGCTACTATTAACACTTTTAGTTCTGCACAAAAGGCATATGATGCCACTGTAGGAATACCTTATGTTGGACCTTTTTTAGCTCCAATAAACGCAGGTATTGCTATTGCTGCAGGTATTAAAAATGTTAAATCTATTTTAGCAGTAAAAACTCCAGGCGGTGGTGGTTCTGCTCCAAGTATGAGCGGGAGTGGTGGAGGTAGTGCATCTGCAGCTGCTGCTCCTGCATTTAACGTAGTAGGTGCAAGTCCAACAAATCAATTAGCACAAACAATAGGCAACCAACAACAACAACCTATTAAGGCTTTTGTAGTGGCTAATGATGTTACAACACAACAAAGTTTAGATAGAAACATAGTTTCAAGTGCTTCAATAGGATAAACAAAATAAATATAAATTAATTATAATATAAAAAAATAATATGAGAATAGTTGAATTAATTATAGACGAATCTGAAAAGTTAAATGGAATAGAAGCAGTATCTATTGTTGAATTTCCTGCAATAGAATCTAACTTTGTTGCATTAAGTGAGCATTTAGAACTTGCTAAAGTTGACGATGAGAAAAAGATTTTAATGGGTGCTGCATTAATACCAAACAAAAACATTTACCGTAAGAATGGTAATGATGAATATTATATATTCTTTTCAGAAGATACAGTACGAAAAGCAAGTGAATTATTCTTAATGAATAGTAATCAAAACAATGCAACATTAGAACACGATAAAAAACTAAAGGATTTATCTGTAGTTGAATCTTGGATAGTTGAAGATACTGAAATGGATAAATCTAAAAAGTATGGTTTAAATGCTCCTGTAGGAACTTGGATGGTATCAATGAAAGTTAATAATGATGCTATATGGAATGACTTTGTAAAGACCGGTAAGGTTAAAGGATTTTCAATCGAAGGATATTTTTCTGACAAATTAGAAATGAGTTTACAAATAGCAAAAGAACAAGAATTAATAGATAAAATAAAATCAATAATAACTAATGCTGAAATTAATAAATAAAATTATGGGAAATAAAACAAGTTCACCAAAAGGTGGAAACAGAGGTTGCTTATGTAAAGATGGTAAATACTCTCAAAAATGTTGTAATGGAGAATTACAAGAACAAGGAATAGGTTCTACTTTTAATCAACAAACAAGTACAGTTACAAACACAAATACTGCGAGAGTTATAACAAGTGTAAGTTCGTAATTTATAACAAAAATAAATAATAATAATTAATATAAAAAAATATAATATGACAACTGAAAAATTAGTAAACAAAGCATTGTTTGGAAAAACAGAATTAAAAAGTGTAAAAGTAGAATTAGCTGATAATGTAATGACTTTATTAGAAAAGGCTGCAAATGGAAAAAAACAAGCATTAGCTGCTAAAATAGCAATTAATGAATTAAAGGCAATGGCTAAATCAGTTGCTGATAAAGTAGATAATTTTGGTAATGGTCCTTACTTTGATGTTGTAATAAAAGGAAAAGATACTATTGCTGCTGCAAAAGCATTAGGTTTAGGAGATAGTCCTGAAATACAAAAATTAATAGCAGCAGGAGAAGAACTATCTAAATATAGAGGTGAACTAAAAAATGGTTCAGATTATATTATTAAATAAAACTTTAAATAAGTAAATATGAATGTAATTAATGAAATTAAAACTCTTTTGGGTATGGAAGTAAAACTTGCTCAAATGAAACTTAAAGATGGAGTTACTGTTATAGAAGCAGATGCTTTTGAAATGGATAACAATGTTTTTATTGTAAACGGTGAGGATAGAATTCCTGTACCTGTTGGAGAATACGAACTTGAAGACGGAATGATTTTAGTTGTAGCAGTTGAAGGTGTTATTGCTGAAATTAAAGAAGCCATTGTAGAAGAAGAAGCTCCTGAAGCTGAAGTAGAAGTTGAGGTTGAAGCACAAGCTGAAACAGTAGCAACTCCTAAAAGAATTGTAGAATCAGTTTCTAAAGAAATGTTCTTTTCTGAAATTGAAAAACTACGTACTGAAATTGCTGAATTAAAATTAGCAAAAGAAGTAAAAGAAGAATTAAGTTCTGATGTTGTTGTTGAACCATTAACACATTCACCAGAAGTTAAATCTGAATTAAGAATAAATAAAATATCAACTAATCGCCAAATGACTACACAAGATATAGTTATGGCAAAACTTTTTAATTAAAAAATAATAAATTATGGCTACTACAACAAGTATTACTACTACTTATGCAGGAGAATTTGCAGGAAAATATATCTCTGCTGCATTATTATCAGGTTCAACTATCGCCAATGGTGGTATTGAAGTTAAACCAAACATTGCTTTTAAAGAAGTAATTAAAAGAATTGCTACAGATGCTATCGTAAAAAATGCAACTTGTGACTTTGATGCTACATCTACTGTAACTCTTACAGAAAGAATTATTACTCCTGAAGAATTTCAAGTAAATTTACAACTTTGTAAAAAAGACTTCCGTTCTGATTGGGAAGCGATTCAAATGGGATATTCTGCATTTGATACTTTGCCTCCATCATTTGCTGATTTCTTATTGTCTCACGTTGTAGCTAAAGTTGCTGAAAAAACAGAACAAAACATTTGGAAAGGTGTTACTGCTAACGCTGGAGAATTTGACGGATTCTTAACTCTTACCGCTGCTGATGCTACTGTTATTGATGTAGCTGGTGCTTCAGGTGGTGTAACTGCTACAAATGTAGTTGCTGAACTTGGAAAAATTGTTGATGCTATTCCTGCTGCATTGTACGGAAAAGAAGATTTGTATCTTTACGTTTCTCAATCAATTGCTCGTGATTATGTACGTGCTTTAGGTGGATTCGGAGCTTCTGGATTAGGTGCTAACGGTACAAACGCACAAGGTACACAATGGTTTAACAATGGTTCACTTTCTTTTGATGGTGTTAAAATATTTGTTTGTAACGGTATGACAAATGATTATGCTATTGCTGCTCAAAAATCTAACTTATACTTTGGAACAGGTTTATTATCTGACCAAAATGAAGTTCAAGTAATTGATTTAGCTGACATCGATGGTTCACAAAATGTTAGAGTAGTAATGAGATTTACTGCTGCGGTTCAATATGGTGTAGGTTCTGAAATTGTACTTTACACACCAACTGCATAATCTAAATTATAATACTAAATATAGGGTAGGTAAAATTGCCTACCCTTTTTTTTAACTTTAAAATATAAAACTATGCCTTGCGATATATCATTAGGAAGAGCTGTACAATGTAAAGACAGTCTTGGTGGATTAAAAGCAGTTTACTTCATTAATTGGGGTGATGCTACAACAGTAACATATTCTGCAACTGCAGGACAAGAGGATGTAATCACTGCTTTAGGTGGTACACCGATTGGTTACAAATATGAATTAAAAGGAACTTCTACTTTTGAACAAACTTTAACAAGTTCAAGAGACAATGGAACTACTTTTGTAGACCAAAAATTATCTTTGGATATTAAAAAATTAACTATTGCTGACCATAAACAACTTAAACTTTTAGCTTATGGACGTCCACAAGTGATTGTTGAAGATAACAATGGTAACTTCTTTTTAGCAGGTTTAACTAAAGGAATGGATTTAGTTACTGCTACTGTTTCTACAGGTGCTGCAATGGGTGACGCTTCATCTTACAAAATGGAATTTCAAGGTATGGAAAAAATACCTGCAAACTTTGTAACGGGG